TGACGGGCTTTACCGAGGAAGATTTGCAGAAGATCGTCTCATCGATGGAGGAAGCTGACGATACTGCTGATGATAAAGCGGACGTATGTCTCGCGGGGGGGGACGATTATAAGCCCTTTTCGCGTCTCGGCGACTTGTGGCACTTGGGCAATCACCGCCTTATCTGCGGCAGCGCAACAGACGCCGAGACGATTGACCGACTGATGGATGGGCGCAAAGCGCAGCTCGTGCACACAGACCCGCCGTATGGTGTCAGCTACAAGACGCAGAGCGGCAAGTTTGACATGATCGCCAATGATGACAAGACACACGATGATCTGATGGCGGAGCTTCTCATTCCAGCATTCCGAAACTACGTCCGCAGCACGGCAGACGATGCCGCCTTCTACATCTGGCACGCATCCAGCACGCGCCGCGACTTCGAGGACGCCATGATTGCAGCGGGATTGATGGAAAAGCAGTACATCATCTGGGTCAAGAATGCTCCTGTCCTCGGACACGCAGACTATCAGTGGGCGCATGAGCCGTGCTTCTACGCCGAGAAAGCGGGACAGCAGGCAAAATGGTGCGGCGACCGAGCGCAACGTACGACATGGAACGTCGTCCTTCGAGGCGCAGACGGCATGGCGACAACGCTCACGGGCGGTGTGGTTCTGACGGACGGCACGGGCAACAAGCTCTATCTCACAGACAAGATGCCGAAGGGCAAGAAAGTGCGATACGTAAGGCTTAGTGAGGGGCGCAGCATTTGTCTCTATCAAGAAAGCCGCGAGAATACCGTCTGGGAGGTCTCACGAGAGAGCAAAACCGTACACCCGACGCAGAAGCCCGTGGAGCTTCCGATTCGAGCGATCACCAACAGCACGGAGGCGGGTGACCTCGTGATTGACTTCTTCGGCGGCAGCGGATCGACACTGATCGCGGCGGAGATGACAGGGCGCATCTGCTACACAACGGAGCTTGACCCGCGATACGTTGACGCCATCGTTCGTCGGTACATCGAGACCAGCGGCAAGCAGACCGTCACCGTAGAGCGCGACGGTCTGACAATGACACTGGATGATGTCATGGGAGTGGATGCAGGAGGTGACGTGGATGCATGAGCAGGAAGATATCGAACGAGCAGGAACCATGGGAACGCCAGGCGGGTGAATCTTCGGTCGCGTACGAAGCCTTTCTACTCTACCGAAACATGAGCCATGAGCCGGACGGCGAGAAGAAGAAACGTCGTCTGGCAAGTGTCGCGGAAAAGTTAGGGAAATCGCTGAAATTGATCGAGCGGTGGAGCTTCACATGGAACTGGGTAGAGCGGGCACGGGCGTACGACAACGAGCTGCAGCGCATCAGCATGGAGGAGACGCGCGAAGCCGTCCGCAAGATGCTCAAAGACCACATGAAGATGGCACAGGCGCTGCAAAAGAAGGCGATGACCGCACTCCTGCGGCTGGACGATGAGAGCCTGTCCGCGAAGAACATCCTCGACTACCTCGCACAGGGCATCGAGCTCGAGCGTCAGGCTCGCCTCGAGGCGGTGGATGTTGGCAGACCTGGTGCGACGAAGGGAAGTCCCATCGCAGCACTTGAAGAGCCGGAGCAGTCGACCATGGTGCAGCTCGTAGATACCCTACAAAAAGCGCGTGAGAAGAGGAGGACCCCCTGATGGAGTTTCGCGACTGGGGAATCAAGGCACTGGACTTCATCGAAAAGCCGATTGAGGAGGATGCCTTCATCAATATCCTTGAGGGCAGCGTCCGCAGCGGAAAGACCGTCGCCATGATTCCGAAGTGGCTGAACTACATCATGACGGGCCCGCCGGGGCTGCTCCTCATGACGGGTGTGTCCAAAGACACGATCTACGACAACGTGCTGAATGATCTCTTTGACACCATCGGTGAGGAGAACTACCACTACAACCGCCAGAGCGGATCACTGGATGTGTTCTGGCGGGACGCAGACGGCGAGCACATGCGACGCATCAAGGTCGTCGGCGCGAAGGACGAAGGCTCGGAGAAGTTCATCCGAGGAAAGACCCTCGCAGGGGCGTACTGCGATGAGCTGACGTTGATGCCCGAGCGGTTCTTCAAGCAGCTCCTCAACCGTCTCAGCGTCCCAGGCGCGAAGCTCTACAGCACAACAAACCCCGATTCCCCCATGCACTACCTCTACAAGGAGTACGTCACAAGCGAGCAAAAGCTCCGCGACGGTCTCGTGAGCGTGGTGCATTTTGAGCTCGACGACAATCCGAATCTCACGGACGATTACAAGACGAACATCCGCAGCTCGTACTCGGGAATGTGGTTTAAGCGGATGATCCTAGGGCTCTGGGTGCTCGCAGAGGGAATCATCTACGACATGTTCAGCGATGACCTGCTCTTTGATGATGTAGAGTTCACAAACACGCTAAAGAGCACCTGCCGCCGCTTCATCGCGTGCGACTACGGCACGAAGAACCCGATGGTCTTTCTTGACATCTACGATGACGGCGAAACGATCTGGATCCCGAATCTCTACTACTGGGACAGCCGCAAGGAGCAGAGGCAGAAGACCGACGCGCAATACGCAGACGATCTCGAGAAGATGGTCGGCGAGGAGTACCCAGACTTTATCGTCATTGACCCCTCGGCGGCGAGCTTCAAACTCGAATGCCAAGGGCGGGGCTTCCGCGTGAAGGACGCAGACAACAGCGTCAACGACGGCATCCGCGAAGTCGCAAAGCTCCTGACAAAAGGAAAAATCCGTATCCACCGAAAGAACTGCCAGCCGATGATCGACGAGTTCCAAAGCTACGTCTGGGATGAGCGAGCGGCGCGGATGGGCGAGGAGAAGCCCGTCAAACAGGCAGATCACGCGATGGATGCCCTACGCTATTATGTCCACACAATGCTGCCGAAATGGAGGCGGAGAGAATGAGCAAGAAGAAAAAGCCGACCGTGCGGCAGCAGAGAACAAACGACGCGTTTCAGAACCCGATGACACGCACGGGTGTGTTCACACCGAATCCGCTCGAAGCGACAGCGTACCAATTGACACGGTTCACGCGAGACTGGCAGACGATCAACAGCCTCTATCGCTCACACTGGATCGTCCGCCGCATCATCGACGTAGTACCCGAGGACATGATCAAGAACGGATACCATATCCTGACGCAGCTCTCGCCCGACCAGATCAAAAAGATCGTTCGCTGTGACCGCACAACGCGCACCAGCCGCCGCATTCTCGAAGGGCTGAAATGGGGACGGCTTTACGGCGGCGCAGGGGCACTCATCATGATTGAGGGACACGAGAACCAGCTGGATCAGCCGCTCGACTACGACACCGTAATGCCTGGATCGTACAAGGGACTTCTCGTCCTTGACCGTTGGTCTGGGGTCACGCCGGAGGATAAGCTCGTCAGCGATATTTCAGATCCTGAGTTTGGAATGCCGGAGTACTACACCGTATCCAGCGACGCGCTGACGGTCGGTATCCGTGTGCATCACAGCCGCATCATCCGCTTCATGGGGCGACCGCTCCCGTATCTGGAACAGCTTGCAGAGACCTACTGGGGCGCGTCGGAGCTGGAGCACGTTTTTGACGAACTCCGAAAGCGCGACAACGTGAGCTGGAACATTGCCATGTTGACGTTTATGGCGAATCTGCGCGTCATGAAGATGGACGGTATGAGCCAAGTCCTCGCCGTCGGGAGCGAACAGGCACAGATGCAGCTCTACAACACAGTCCAAGGCATGAACGCCATGATGAACAACAACAGTATCCAAGTCCTCGGGGAAAACGACACCTACGAGACGCACCAGTACACATTCGGCGGCATTGGGGAGACTTACGACCGCTTCATGATGGATGTTGCAGGGGCAGCAGAGACCCCGGTGACAAAGCTCTTTGGGCGCAGTCCTGCGGGGATGAATGCCACGGGCGAGAGCGATATGCAGAACTACTACGACACGATCGAGGAAAAACAGGAAGCAGAGCTGCGGCCTGTGTATGACAAGATTCTGCCGATCATGTTCATCTCGACGCTCGGTGGGATTCCAGACGACTGGGACTACGAGTTTAATCCGATTCGCCGTCCGCGTGATGATGAGATGGCAGACCTCGCCTCGAAGAACACGGACAGCGTGACAAAGGCGTTCCAAGCGGGCATGGTCAGCCAACGGACGGCACTGAAGGAACTGCGCCAGCAGGCGGAGATGACGGGGATGTGGAGCAACATCACGGATGAGGACATCGAGAAAGCCGACGATTCGGTCATGCAGCCCGATGAGGGCATGGGTGACATGATGGGCGGCATGTTCGGCGGCGGTGATGACGAAGAGCAGAAGGAAGAGAGCACAGACCATCACGCGGCAAGGAAGGATGAAGAGAAAAGCCCCAAGGGGGAAGATGAATGAACCAGCCACTGTGGATGCCGAAGCGCAGGATTGAGGTGGCGTTTCGCAGAGCACTCCTCGACATGGTGAAGGGGATCGTCTCGCGTGTCGGAGAGAGCAGCGACCCGCAGCTTATTGTCGCGACGCTTGAGCACATTGCGCGAACACCGGACTTCATCCGTCTCTCAGAGGCAATCGCGCTCAAGATGGTCACGGGACTATTCGATGATACGGCGCATACATGGCGCGAGGCGGCTCGAAATAACGGAAGGGGTAGGGAGATATACCAAGCACTACAAAAAGAGCTTCTGGGGGCACGTGGGGCGCGAATACGGGCACTTGTGAAGAAGAATGCTGCCCTTATCAAGACCCTCCCGAAGAACATCGCCGATGACGTGACCGCCTACGTTGCACGCGAAACAATGAAGGGACGCAGGGCATCGGACATCGCTGATGAAATCCGCATGATGTTCCCCAAGGACACAAAAGCACGGGCGCAGCTGATCGCACGGACGCAGGTGTCCATGACGCAGACGAACCTCGTACGGGCGCGGGCGGAAGACCTAGGGCTTGACTGGTATGTGTGGCGGGCGTGCGGCGGCAATAACGGTGACGGCAGGACGCGCAAAAGCCACAAGCACATGAGCGGCGTGCTTGTACGTTGGAGCGACCCGCCCGCACCCGAGGATTTGTTTCCTCTGCGTCATGTTGATGGGACACCGTACAAGAACACGCTCGGACACTACCACGCCGGCTGCTGCCCGAATTGCAGGTGTTACCCGGAGCCTGTGGTTGATTTGGACTTGCTAAAATTCCCGATGCGCGTGTATCACAGCGGACATATTGAGCGTATGCCAAGGAAACGGTTTGAAAGGAGATAGGACAATGAGAGTACAGGACGCACTGATGATCGGACGTGCACTCGGGCGTATTGAACGGACACTGGATGCATGGGAGGAAAGCAAGCACCCACGCGCAGACAACGGTCAGTTCTCCAGCAGAGGCGGCGGTGGCGGTTCGAGTTCCGGAAAGAGTGGTGGCTCTGCACAGAGCAAGGCGGATGCCTTCGCCAAGAAGCACAATCTCTCGAAGGAGGACAAGGCAGACATCCGAGAAGGGCTGCAGATGGTGAGAAGCGGTCAGTGGAGCGAAGCAGACTTTGACAATCAACTCAAGGGAATCGCCGCAGGAAAGAAGACGGCACGCAGACAGGCGGTCGAGAAATCCAAGTCGGAGCGTCTCGGCTTCAGCAAGGAGAAGACCCCGCAAGGGAAATTCACGGCGGCTGTTCAGAAATACAATCTCTCCGAGGAGGAAAAGAGTGACCTCAAAAAGGGCTTGAAGCGTGTTGTTAGCGGGAAATGGAGTGAAGCTGACTTCGAGAACCAGATTCGGGGGATTGCGAGAAGCAAAGAACGGGGGTAATCGTATGGCAAGCGAACTGAGGCGTGTCGCACTCGGACTGATGGCACTCTCCATGCGTCTGGACGCCTACGCCATGCAGAGAGGGTTGACGATGGACGCCGCGCATCCGAAAGACCCAGACCCCAAGAACTGGCGCACGATCAACGGATCGAAGGTGCATCTGACGGAAGGGAAAATCGACGGTGGGGCGGGAGGAAAATTCAGTGGAAAGTCGTGGACGGGAAAGACGAAGCACGAGTTCACACCGAAGGAGAAGGCGGCAGAATCATCCCCCATGCCGAACTTCAAGAAACTTCCAGAGAGCACGCAAAAGAAGCTGGAAGACGTGACGGTTCATGCCTTAAGTGGATGGAAGGCAAATGGAGATGAGAGCAGCAAGAAAGCTAGTCTCGAAAAGGCAAATAAACTGCTGAAAGAATTCTGCATTGAGCATGAGATAACGCCATCACAAAAAATTGAAATCAACGAACTTGTAAAAGAGTTCAAAGCGGATATGATTAGTTCGAGCCAATTTAAGGAGGAAGTAGCTAAATACGCTAAATGCAATGTTGGACATCCAGAGAAGGCAGTGGCAAAGCCAGCGGCGGCACCGCAGCCGACAGTGCAAACACAAATCGCAGCACAGCCAAAGCCTTCAGCACCGTCAAAGGGACAGCTACAGACCAAAGGACTATCCAAGACAAAGCTCACTAAGGCAACGACTGGAATCAGCACACCGAAGGGGACGCTGGGGCTGTATGCTGTAGAGGGATATAAAGGAGTTATTGACCCCGCCTTCAAAAACTTTGAAGTACAGTATGGCTCGGCGCAGACAGCAAAGTTCACAAAAGAAGAACATGATGCTGTCTATGGATACACAGATACATGGGTGCATCTGCGCGATTACCTGTGTTATGGGAAAGTTGACGGGAACGGGAAACACACGAAAGAATCCCTTCAAGAAGACGTAGATCAAATTAGTGCGGGACTTGCAAAGATGGAGCACCCGAATATGTGGGTCAAGCGTGGTGGATCTCTGATGGACTGGGCAACAAAGGATAATCTGAGCGGAGCAACATTCGAAGACTTACAAAGGATGCAGAAGGATGGGACGGTATTCACCAACGCTTCTTTTTTGTCAACAAATCCATCGGAGAGAATAACGTATGGCAGCAAAAGTGTTGTGCGTCATTTTTTTGTTCCGAAAAAGGCAAAAGGAGGCTATATAAAAAGTGTTTCCGCTCACGCCGAAGAGCTGGAGTTCTTGCTTGACAAAGGTACAAAAACTCGCATAATGAAGATAGAGCAAAAGGGCGGGGAAATCATAACCTATGAGGAGGTGGTTCTCGATGACTAAGATGGAAAAGTTCATGGCAACGCTGAATGACAAAGAGAAAGACATCATCCAGCGGGAAACAGAGAAGCATCGCGATGAGTTTGAAGATTACACCGAGGATGCGATTGTCAGCCAGCATATCTTCGGACTTTCGTGGTACTATAAAGTGTTCTCCGAATACGAAGAAACCGAGAAAGCCCTGCAGATGGAACGCCGCAAAGCAGAGTTGTACAAGAAGTGGAAAGTCCTCGGGCTTCTCGATGAATAAATCAAATACCGCACACGGAGCACCCGAAAGGGTGCTTTTCTTATGCCAATTTTGAGAGGGGGAATGTCCATTGAAAGCATTCTACGGGGCAAGGTTCTCGCCCCACATGACGAAGACGCCAGAGGGGTTCCTCGTGTGTCACAGCGTCCCAATCTGTCGCACGGGGATGCAGGAATACATGCCGCAGGAACTCGGCGTAAAAGACCGTGACGGTGGCTTCCTCGATGTCTACCGCGAGGAGAGCGAGGTGTTCAAACCTGCTGCGATCGCGTCCTTCGAGGGCAAGCCCGTGACAGACGATCACCCGCCCGTCGGTGTGGATGCGTCCAACTATGCGAGCTACACCAAGGGGACGGTGCAGAATGTCCGACGCGGCAGCGGGGAGGATAGGGATAAGCTGATTTGTGATCTCGTTGTGTACGATGCCGCGCTCATCGCGAAGATTGACGCGGGCAAGCGGGAAATTTCGTGCGGCTACGAGTGCAAATACATTGAGAGAGACGACGGCACATACTGTCAGATGGATATCATCGGCAATCATGTCGCCGTGGTTGAAGACGGGCGTGCGGGGCGTGAAGTAGCAATCCGCGACGCCAAGGCAAAGCCAGAAGGAGGAAAACAGATGGCAAAAAAGGGCAGCATTCTGCATCGGATGTTTGCGGCATTCGTAAAAGATGCAGAGCCGGAGGAAGTCCGCGAGGCGGCACGTGCCGTCGATGAGGCGGAGGGCGGAGGCACCCCTGACGAGCCGCAGGAGACGCAGGATAAGGATGTCGCGGCACTCATGGACGCGGTCGCCGCACTCAATGCTAAGGTTGACGCATTCACGAAGGCGCAGACGCAGGACGACGACCCAGACGAAGAGCCGGACGAGAAGTCAGAGGAAACGGATACACTGGACGAACTCGAGGAGGAGCTGGAGGAGGGCGATCCTGAGCCGACCGAGGATGACGAATCCGAGGAGGAGAGCGTGACTGTACCACCGGAGCAACTCGAGGACGAAGAGCCGGAGGAAACCCCTGCGGACGATCCGCAGCCCGCCCCCACGGCGGACAGGGCACTCGCGCTCTCGGTCATCCGCACGATGAAGCCGTTCATCGCCGCAATGCCCGCAGGACAGCAGAGACGTGCGGCAGACGCACTCTCGCGCACGCTCAAGAAGGCAATGCGCACAAAGGACACGCAGCCGCTTCCTGGCGGTTACGGTGCGTTATCGCAGCGTCGCAAGACTGCGGATGCCGCAGCACTGGCACAGTCCATGCGGGCGTTCGGCGAAAACTGCCGCAAGCGCAACCCGCACTGCAAGAAGGAGGAAAAGTAAATGCCGGGAACTACAATCGGAATCAACATGACATACGGCTATCCGGGGCAGGCGTCCCGTCAGGGCGATGAGGTCAGCCGCACGCGCCCTGTTGCCGCAGGGTCGTCGGACATCCCGTTCGGCGCACCCGTCATCCAGAAGGACGACGGCTCGGTCGCGCTCTTTGGTGCGACGAATACTGCTGACGACTTCGCAGGAATCGCCATGCGCAAGGTCAAGTCGGCGAAGGTGTACCCCTACCAGAATTTTGGCTACTACACGGCGGGCGAGCCGTGCGACGTACTTCAGCGTGGCGGCATTTCCGCAACGTGCGCATGGGGCACGGCAAAGGTCGGCGCGAAGGTCTACGTCCGCACAAAGGTGGTCGGCGGCACAACCCCCGCTGGGGCAAAGGTCGGCGATCTCGGTGCAGCGAATGAGACAGGAAACTGCGTCGAGCTCAAGGGTGTGAAGTGGTCGAGCGGAGCGGATGCACGCAGCGTCGCAGAGCTCACGATCATCACGCGGCAGGGTGTGTAAGAGAGAGGAGACACAGAGATATGAAGAAACAGTATAACCTTCCGTCCCCGCCGCAGCGCGGGGGAACTGCCATGTTGACGATGGACGCAGCAGCCGTATCGAGCGGTCTGGCGTTCCTTGAGAGTGAGCTGGAAAAGCTCGATCCGCTCCTTCGTGAGCCGCTGACCAGCACGACCTATCCGCGCGACATCGAGATTGAGAGCGGTGGCGGATGGGTTGAGGCAACGTCCGCGTTCAACGTCGAGTACAGTGTCACGGGCGGTCAGGCGGACGGCGTCGGCGGCATTCAGAATGCCGTGCGTCGGATTCAGGCAGACCTCTCAAAAGACCTCTACAAGGTACTCCCGTACGAGGTCTCCATGTCCATCAAGATTCAGGATCAGCTGCGCGGCGCAGTCACTGGGCGCAGCATCGAGGACATCTACAACGATGGTATTCGCCTCGACTATGACAAGTACATGGACATCAACACCTACCTCGGACAGGAGGCGTACGGGACGACGGGGCTGCTCAACGACAAGCAGATCACGGCGACGGCTGTCACCGCTGGTGCAAGCGGTCAGACCGACTGGGCTCACAAGACACCGACGGAGATACTCAACGACATCGACGAGGCGATCATCGCCGGATGGACTGGTGCGCAGTACGACAACAGTGCCATTCCCAACCACATCCTCATTGATCCCGCGAACTTCGCGTACATCAACCGCACGATGGTGAGCGTCAACGGCTATCCGACGCCCGTCTCCATCATGCAGTACCTCGTCGATCACAACATCGCCAAGGCGAAGGGCGTCGACCTCGTGATCGCTGAGTGCCGCTTCTGCATCGGTGCGGGTGTCGGCAAGAAGAACCGCATGGTTGCCTACGTCAATCAGCGTCGCTTTGTCGGAATGGATGTACCCGTACCGATGAGCCGCGTCATGACGCAGCCGAATGTCAATACGGCATCCTACGATTCGCTCTACATGGCGAACGTCGGACAGGTCAAAATTCACTACTTCGAGCCGTTCATTTACCGCGACGGCATCTGATGGGAGGCGCAGCATGATTAAACTCGTAGCGAAACAGAAGATCGGATTCCGCAATCCCGAGACGCAGGAGATTGTAACGGCAGAGCCGTACGCATTCGCGACGCTCCCCGACTGGGTGGAGAAAGACCCGATGTACGGATGGGCACTCGCAGATGGTGTGATCGAGGTCGCCGGCGACAACCCTCATGCGGATGGCGACGGAGAGAAGAAATCTGGAGGAAAGAAGCAGACGCAGCAGGAGAACGCCGATAAGGATAAAAACGGCGACACCACGCCTGCAGAGGGGAATAGTGCCAAGAAGGAGTAAGCCATGATGTACGCAGATGTGGATGTGTTCGGCATCATCGCTGCCGCGTCGAACGTGCGAACGGGCGGCAATCCCGATTACACGGTCGATGATTTTCTCGTAGCATATCCGCAGTTCGGCGGGGGAACTGTGCCGGAGGTCATGCTGAAAGCATGGGTCAATATGGCACAGTCCTCCATCCACAAAGCGCGTTATCACGACGCATGGGAAATCTGCATGGGGCTTTACATCGCGCACTGGCTGACACTCTATCTGCAGACGGCGACAAAGGCGGACGATGCCGTACAGAAGAAGATCGCGGTGGGACTTGCAAAGGGGCTGCAAAGTTCCAAGAGCGCGGGCGATATTTCCGTATCCTACGATTTCGGCAGCGTCAACGAAGATTTCGCGGGCTGGGGGACATACAAGCTGACCGCCTACGGGCAGCAGTTCGTCACACTCGCGCGGATGTATGCCGTCGGGGGAATGGTCGTATGGTGACAGGCACGGCGACCGTCACGAAGATGGGGAAGGGATTCACGGCGATGGTCAGCAAGGTGCAAGCCCTGACGAAAAAGGAAGTCCTCATCGGCATTCCACAGGAGGAGGCGCAGCGTCCTGGCGGCGACATGGTGAACAACGCCGAACTGCTCTACGTCCACACGCACGGCGTACGCGCACCTGTCATGCGTGCAGAGATGCAGAAAAGCATCGATGCAGGGATGCTCTACAGCGCAGCGCACAGTCTCTACGTGCAGACGCATGGAAGTCCTGCCTATGCCATTCCGCCGCGCCCCGTGCTTGAACCTGCCATCAGGGACAGCAAGGCAGCAATTGGCAAACAGATCGCAGGGGCGTACCGTGCTGCGATGCACGGAGACATGACAGGGGCGGAGCGCGGACTTGAACTTGCAGGGATGGTCGCGCAGAATGCCGCGCGTGCATGGTTTGAGAATCCCAAGAATAAGTGGCCGCCGAACTCACAGCGGACAGTCAAGGCGAAGGGCAGTGATAGCCCGCTCATTGACACGGGCGAGATGCGCAAGTCCATCACCTACGTCATTCGAGATATGGGGTGAGCGCATGGCAATCAACGTCGCCGAGATTGTGCACGACCCCGATTTCTGTACCACGTTCACAGTCATCAAGCAGAGCGCGGCAGAGTGGGTGCGCGGCGAGCTGCAAAAGAAAACGACGGCGGTCATCGTCGATGGTATTGTGCAGCCGTCTTCGAGCAAAGACCTCGAGCTGCTGGACACCGCTGACCGCGTGAACGGCATGAAGACCTTTATCACGGATGAAGTCAGCCTCGATGTATCGGACACGCAGAAGACCTCTGATGTGTGCGTGTGGAAGGGCGTGCGGTACAAGCTGATTCAGACCTTCGACTATTCTGCGCACGGCTACTACAAGGCAATCGGAGCACGCATGGGAGAGGAGGAGGAATGACCTACACAGAATTACAGGGGCTGTTCTGGGGGGAGGTTGCCGCAATCACGGCGAGCATCATCAAGAATCCCGACAAGTTCATTCGCTGGCGATACCCCGAGAGTGGTGCGCCCGACTGGAAGATTGGCGACGATATTCTATTTCTGTATCTCTCCGAGGCAGACGATGACTACGCCAGGCAGCGAGACAGCCTGTACCGAGCAGAGGATGAGACCGTCTACCGCGATACCGCACGCACGCGCGTGTGGGATTTACAGGCGACCGCCTACGGGCACAGGTCGTACGAGATCGCAAATCTCCTGAAGGACGGCTTCTTTTACGAGCCGGTGCGCAGGAATCTCGCACAGAAGGACGTGTTCATCGTCCCGAATCTGCCGACCTGCACGCGAGTCCCCGAGCTTTTCGCAGGGAAGTGGTGGGACAGATGGGATATCGACCTGCGTTTCAACGAACTCTATCGCCTTGCTCCTGAAAACGTCGGACGCATTGAACGCGTTCAACTCGGCGGGCGGGTAATTCCATAAAGGAGGAAAAATATGGCACTCAAAAACGTTCTGCCGCTTGACCCTGTGGTCAATATTATCGTCAATCTTGCGGCTGTCTCCGCGACGCGCAAGAAGTTTAATCTCGCGCTGCTCATGGGGGATGTAGGTGCGGTCGCAGACTTTACCGATAAGCGCATCGTGACATATGACAGTCTGAACTCCATGCTGCAGGCTGGATTCACGACAGAAGATCGTCTTTACAAAGCGGCTGCGCTCATCTTTGGACAGCGCAAGAAGCCGCCGCTCGTTGCGATTGGCAAGATCGCCAACAAGGAGACACCAATCAAGACGATTCAGGCATGTCGTCAGGAGGATTCGGAGTGGTACGTCGGTATCTACTGCGGCGACATGACTGACACGCAGCTGCTCGAGGTGCAAGAGTTTGTCGAGGCGTGCACGCCATCCACCATGTTTGCCTTTACGACGGCAGACAACAAGGCAAAGGCGGCGGACGGCGGCATCTTCGGCACGATCAAGAGCAAGGGCTACCGCCGCATCATCGGGCAGTATTCCACGTCGCACAAGGACGCTATCTGCGCCGCAATCGGCTGGGCGATGGGAGCAATGAGCGCATCCACCATCAACAGCGCATTCACGCTCGCATACAAGCGCGAGGTCGGCGTACAGGCTGAGAACTACATGCAGATGTTCACGTCGAATGACCTGAACAACATCAAGAAGAACAATGGCAACGTCTACATCAACCGTGGGAACTACTATGATGTGTTCGAGGAAGGGCGTGTCGGCGACGGCTCGTGGTTCGATGAGATCATCTACCTCGACAAGTTCAAGAACGACATGCAACTCTCCATCATGGACTTGCTCGTGAACGCGAACAAAGTCCCGCAGACAGAGGCGGGCATGGGGCGCATCAAGACGGCGATCAAAGAGGTCTGCGATGACATGAACCGCGTCGGCTTCATTCAGGAGGGGGTCTGGAAAGGCGAGGAGCTGATGGCACTCGAATACGGGCATGTTCTGCCGAGCGGCTACCTCATCCAGAGCGAACCGATGAGCGATCAGGCACAGGCAGAGCGTGATGCACGTAACGCACCGCCGATCTATGTGTCGCTGAAGCTCGCGGGCGCAATTCACCACGTCACCATTCAGGTGGACGTCAACCGCTGAGAAGGGAGGATAAAGAATGGCAAAGCATAGTACCTATTCGTTTACAGATGTCAACGCGACCATCAACTGCCCCGGCTATGGCTCGTTCTCGGTGCAGGGAGAGGGCGCAGGGGATATCAGTGTCTCGAAAATCACTGACCGCACGGTACACGATGTCGCGGCCGATGGTTCGATCATGGCAAGCAAGATCGCGGGCAACAACGGTAACGTCACGATCAACGCACAGCAGACCAGCTCCCTGCACAAGTTTATGCAGGGACTTTTTAATTACTGCTGGCAAGCGGACACATCGGCATGGACGGCAATCTCCGTCACAATCGAAGCTCCAAAGATGGGAAAGACTTACTACTGCACAGGTGGATCGTTTGTCAAAGAGCCGGATGAGCCGCTGCAGGCACAGGGGCAGCGCGTTGCGTGGCAGCTCCTCTTTAAGGACATTCAGCGCATTCAGATGTAATCGGAGGTAGGACATGAAACGGGAAACAAAGAAGATCGTCGAGATTCAGGGGCGGAAGTTTGAAATCCGCTCCTTTGATGCATTCACGGGAAGCTACATCGCATTCACGTTGATGGAGAAGATGCTCCCGATGGGCATGGAGGCAAAGGTGATGAACGCCGTCAAGGCAGACGGGGGAGACGCAGCCGTCTCTCTGCCGAGCCGTGCACTGATGAGCAAGGGGGAGTTCATCGCCTTCCAGCGCGACGTGCTCTCGGTCGTCGGTGAGGTGTTGCCCGCCCGCACCGCACCGCTCTTCAATGAGAACGGCAGCTGGGGTGTTGCAGACATTGAGGACAACGCGATGCTCGTCATCATGCTGACAATTCATGCACTGGTGTTCAATATCGCGGGTTTTTTCACCGGAGACGGCTTGAAGGAGTTGAAAGCCGGTCTCCAGAGTTTGAGCTTTGCCAGTACCGCAACGTAAATGCGTGGGTGTACGCGCCCGTCATTGCAGGGAAGTGGAAGCAGCACGAACTGTGGGACGGGACGTATACCTTCGGCGATCTGCTCGATATCCATGAGATCATGATCGTCGAGGGGGAGAATCGGTGGCGTGCGCGTGAATATGAAGAGGCACAAAGGGAGGTGAACAATATATGATCGGTGAGCTGATACAGGAATACCTTGTCGGGCTGGGTGTGCGTCTGGATCGGCCTGGCTTCGCTCAGGCGGAGGCGACCATCAACCGTCTCGACCATACGGTCGAATCAGCGACGGGGAACATGGCGCGCAATTTCGTCCGCGCATCAGCAATGATCGGGACAGCGGTCGCAGGAGTGACAGCGTCCGTGTTCGGGCTGATGAAGTCTGCCGCATCGCAGGACATCGCGATGGAGAAGCTGTCACGTCAGATGATGGTCGGCAAGGATGCCGCATGGGCAATGAAGTCGGCGACGGATGCCCTCGGTGAATCCATCCAGGATATTATGCTGACACCCGAGCTGATGGGACGTTTCGAGAAGCTCACCGCAGACGGGCGTAAGATGCAGATCGGCGGAGACTTCGCCGAGACGATGAAGAACTTTCGCGATCTCACATTTGAGTTTACGCGGCTCAAGCAGGAAGTCAGCTACGCAATGACGTGGGTCGGGTACTATCTCATGAAGTACCTGAACCGTCCGCTCACCGAGGCGCGCGAGAAGCTCCGCAGCTTCAATGATATGTTCGTGAAGAACATGAGTGTCTGGACGGAGAAAGCCGCACGGATGCTCGTCTACATCATCAACGTAGGGCGGCATTTCTTGACGCTCATTGTCGACATTGGAAAGGCACTCTGGCGTATGTGGGAGAGCTTTCCGCACGGCGTTAAGATTGCGGCGGCAGCACTCGCAGGTCTGACGCTCGTGTTGAGAGCGAACCCGCTGACCCGTATGCTCCTGCTCGTCGGATCTTTGCTTCTCCTCATCGACGACTACTACGGGCACATGGAGGGCAAGCAGTCTGCATTTGGTAAGTACTGGGACAAGCTGAACGAGTACATCGACACGGCAAAGGTCAAGTGGGAGGCGTTCAAGGAAGAGGCATTGCCATTCTGGGAGCGGTTCATTGACCTCTGCGGCACGGCAAAGGACAGAACGCTGGCGTTTGCACGCAGCATCGGACATCTCTTCGAGCGTGTGGGGAACTCCGACGGCCTGCGGGATTTCCTCGGTGTTCTTGGGGAACTCGGGAAAGCAATCTGGCATCTCACCGTGAGCATCGGTGGAGGACTGATTGACAGTCTTCAGATGTTCTATGAAGCCGCCGAAAAGCACGGTGCAGTAGACGGGCTCGGAAAATCCATCGAAATTCTGTGGGGGATGTTCGTAGGTCTCATCCATGCGGTCGCAGTCGTCGTTGATGGAATCGCCGATCTTACGGATGAGGTCAGAAAGACCGAGGAGTACCGCGACTTCATAGATGCCATCGCAGAGCTCGCGGCAGTCTCGTTTGAACTTTTCAACGTCATCCTCGACCTCATCAATATCACATTTCGCGGGCTGTTCGGTGAGATGGGCAAGACGAATCACGTCTACACGTTCCGCGATGCCATCCGTGCGGTGCTCAGTGTGTTCACGGGACTGATACGAGCAGTATCGCGGGCAATCAAACTGTTCAGTGAACTCCTCTCCTTTATGCGAGACAGTAGGCCCTTCCGCCTGTTCTGGGAAGAGCTGGGAAAGATTATTGACCGTACCATCGAAAAGGTCGGCAAATTCGGGCGGGCACTGCTCGCGCTGAAAGACGGCGAGTTCAAAAAGGCGTGGCAGATTGTCAAGGGGGAGGATTCCAAACACGGAGGAATAGGCGGGGAATTCGGTACAAGCAAAAAAGCTGTGGATGCTGCCATGCTGGCAATCAGCGGACAGGAATCGGGCGGTAATTATGATTCTGTAAACACGGATTCCGGTGCTTCGGGAGCATTTCAGATTATGCCGGAAAACTGGCCGTCATGGGCGGAGAATTCCGGAATTGGTGCAGATGCTCCGATGACGCCGGAGAATCAAAACATTGTCGCCCGCCACAAAATGCTTGAGTACTACAACCAGTTCGGGAACTGGCGTGATGTAGCAATCGCGTGGTATGGCGGTCCCGGTGCAGTGGATTATTCCGAGGCAGTGAAAAATGCGCCGCAGTACTACAACGGGAATGAATATCCATCCATCAACGAATACGCAGACTCCGTTGTGGAGCGAATGAAGAAGATTATCACAGATTGGGGAGGGCTTGAGGAAGAACACTGCACGAGCACTCCCGCAGACAGCAGCGCAAACGGAACAACACCTGAAGTGTCACCCTCCTCGACAGAGGAAGCTCCGCAGACGGAGAGCAAGGGCGGCATCATTGACGCAGTAAAAGACGCGGTCGTTGCAGGTGCAAAGCTGAACCCGATCCTCGGCTCGCTCGTCGATGCCGCAGAAGTCGTCGGAAATATTCTGCCGACTTCCGCAACTGCCAACTACCACGTCGACTCGCTTCTGTATAACGGACTGATGGCAGGAATGCCCCCGCCAACGCAGCAAAACGGCAACACGGGGAGCATTGTCTATCAGGTCAACGTCGGTGGTGTTACGGTAAACGGTACAAATCGGAGCGCGGCAGAGATCGGCAAGAGCGTCGGGCGCGAGGTTATGTCCTCGCTCGAGAGGAGCGGCGCACACATTCTGCGTAGTCGGACGATGACAGGCGATCCGCTGCTGGTTTGAGGAGGTGAGTGAATGGGTGTAAAGCACGGGCTGTCGATTGACGGTATCAATTATTTTGCTGACCTTTTGACAGGAAAGGTAAAACCTGACTGGATGAAAATTGGCGCAGAAATCGGCAAGCTCACAGGACACTATGAAATCGTGAACTTTATCAGTGGACTGCTTGGCATGGAGGATTTTCTGTTCAGTACGCCGGGCTGGCCGATCGGCGGTATGCACTTCGACGGCATCATGCGTACGGAGCATGTGAGCCGCGTGCGTCCGACGAACTACCCCGTGCAGACAGGCGTCACAATGACCGACCATGCCATCATCGAACCCGCCGAGCTCACCATCGAGATCATGATGACAGATACCACGGCAGAGAGCTACATGAATCTGCCGCCCGTGATTGGCGATGTGCTGCAGAAAGTTACAAGCATCCCCATCATCGGAAGTAAGATTCAAGAAGCTATCATGCCCGTGGTCGACACACTCCTGAAATCCGCGCCGATCGTCAAAAAAATATACGATTGGTATAGCAACTTCAGGGGACTGCCAAAGATGCCCGACATCCTGACAACACCGGGCGAAAATCGCTCCGTTGCCGCATGGAAGAGCTTGCGTGCCATGCAGCTCTCACGCGTCCCGATCACGGTCGAAACACGGCTGCAGACCTACAACAATATGATTATAGAGGAGCTGTCCGCACCCGACGACGTGAATACGCTTCACGCACTGCGATGTACGGTGCGGCTGCGGGAGATCATCTTCGCCTCGGTGGCAGAGGAAGCAGTCAGCGCACGCTCCACGGCATCAGTAGAAGAATCCTCCGGGGGACAAGTCCCCGTGCAGACAGGCGATGATGTCAACAAGACTGCGGCACGCGCCATCGGTGATGTGGTTGAGACAGTTCTTTCATAGGAGGTGTGTTCTGTGTTTTGCATTGTTCCATTTCAGGCAATCCCACAGCGTAAATTCAGCGCGAAAGTACCGATTGACGGAGGGAACACGCTCCTGCGATTCCGCATGACATTCAATGACCTCGCCAAATACTGGCTCGTCGACATCTACAAAAACGATAGGTGTGTCTATGCGGGGCTTCCGCTCGTTCCGGGGCAGAACATCTTGGAGCAAGTCGGCTACCTCGGCATCGGCAGTGCGTGGATTGTTCCGCGCAGCCGAGCCATGGAGCAGTGGCCGAGCGAAACGACACTGGAAAGCGACTGGTATGTCTTATGGGGGGACAGCGATGGCGGAGACAAATGAGAGCGAAGAAAAGAAACCGGAAACGAATGCTGACGAGGAGAAGAAGTCGGAGACAAACAACGGCGAGGAAAAGAAGCCCGAGACAAATGACGGTGAAGAAAAAGAGGAAGGGACACGAAAGGGACGCCTCTACGGACGTAAATGGAAGATCAGCATCTATAAGCTCGCGTACAAGAAGGATGAGGAGGGCAATCCCACGGATGAGTTCGATCTAGAGCACGACACGGAGGTGGACGTATCCCTTCTCAAATGCGAGTTCTATACCAAGGCGACGAGCGAGACCGCCGTACAGATTGGGACACTCGTCGTCTACAACATGAACGCTGCGAGCGAAAAAGCTATCATCGAGGAGGGCTTTCAGATCTCAATCTTTGGTGGCTACGAGGATGGACAGTACGGCGAGATTTTCACGGGCGACATTGTGCAGGTATTTCGCAACCGCGAGAACGGCACAGACTATCGCCTCGAGATCCTCGCGCTCAAGGGAATGCAGAGCCTGTTCATGAACCACGTCCGCTGCACCATCGCGGCGGGCAGTATGCCGCGCGACGTAGTGAACACCGTTGCAGAGCAAGCGGATGAAAAAATCGAGGTCGGCGATGTATCGGAGGAGCTTCCCGAACAGACACTCCCGCGAGGCAAGGTGCTCTTCGGCACGCCCGCGAAATACCTGCGCGACATCTGCACATGGAATGATGCCGCCTATTGGGAGGGGGAGGACGGCAAGCTCACGGTCGAGACCGTCGAGCAGGAAATTCCCGCCGACCGCATGCTTCATCTCACACCGATGACGGGACTGGTCGGCACGCCAATCTACACGGATCAGGGCATCCAGATTAAGATGCTCCTCGATGCGCGGGTAAAGCTGCGCTCGATGATAAAGATTGACAACGAGCTGATTCAGCGTCAGGCGATCCAGATCGACCCCGCCAGTGGACAGCAAAAGAGCGACCAGCTCCCGCAAACGGCTCAGTTTGACAAAGACGGCGAGTATCAGGTGTTTTCCGTCGAGCATAAGGGCGACACATGGGGCGATGAATGGACAACGTCGGTCATCGGTGTCAGCCGCAACGGTCGCATGGGGCTTTTGACCGCCGTGAACGGTGCTGGGCAGACGATGAAATGAGGTGACAATGTGCTCAAGATATCAGAGCGGATCACGGATGAGATCGAACAGAGCAAGCGCGAGCTGGATGCCTTCGGGCTGGACTTACGCGTTGCCGCCCCCGGCATCATCCGCTCCGTCGATTGCGCGCGGCAGACGTGCACCGTCCAGCTTGCGATCCGCGAGCGCATGAATCGCGGCGGTGTGCTCGCGTGGGCAGAGATCCCCATCCTGCCTGATGTCCCATTCTTTGTGTACTCGGGCGGCGGCTACTGCCTGACCCTTCCTATTCAGCCCGGCGACGACTGCCTTGTGGTGTTTGGTGACAACTGCATGGACGCATGGTGGCAGAGCGGCGGCGTGCAGAATCAGGTCGAAAAGCGCAGACATGACCTATCGGACGGCTTTGCCATCGTCGGATTCCGCAGTCAGCCGGGCGTTGTCGGCGGATATTCGGGCGGCACAGCGCAGCTACGCAATGCGGCAGGGGATGCCTACATCGAGATCAGCGGCAGTGACATCAATATTCGTGCGGCTGGGGAGGTAAACATCAAGGCGGGGCACATTGGACTGAATGACCCGTGAGGAGGAGAGATAAATGCCAGCAGTAACAAGAATCGGCGACACAACAAGCGGCACCTGCAACATGAAGCTGCCCTGCTGCCCGCACGGACGCACAGGGACGAATGGAACAGCAAGTCCTAATGTAACGGTGAACGGGATCCCGCTTCATCGCCTGAATGATACCGGCCCGACCAACTGTCCGCATGGGGGGACATTCGCAAGTGTCACGGGCAGCAGCACCGTTACATGCAACGGGCGACCTGTGATCCGTGTGGGCGATACGACTGTGTGTCAGAGCTGCGGACTCAGCGGGACACATGTGAGCGGCAGTCCGAATGTAACTGCAGGAGGGTGAGGTGATGAGATACCGTGCACTGGACGAAAACGACGACTTCGTGCTTGGCAACGGGCACGCCTACATTGAGGGCGCGGATGCCGTCCGTCAGGCGGTGCTCACGCGGCTGCGCCTCCTCGTCTACGAGTGGTGGGAGGACATCGAGGACGGTGTGCCCTACTGGCAGAAAATCATCGCGAGCCGTGATGTCAAGGCGGCACAGCAGATCATTCGTGAGCGCATACAACAGACACCGGGGGTGCTCTCGATTTTGTACTTTGACCCCGACTGGGACAACGAAAACAGGACACTAACGATCCGCGCGGCAATCCAGAGCTCATACGGCGCATTCAGCATTGACGAGGAGGTGTAGCAATGGCATATTTCGCGCCATACATCGACGACGCAGGGGTTCATATCCCGACGTATGTCGATATTCGGGATGATCTCATCGCGAAGTTCCGAGAAATCTACGGTCGGGATGTTTATCTCGGCAACGATTCTCAGGATTACCAGATGATCTCGACGTTTGCGCTCAAGACGTACGATACTATGCAGCTTTTGCAGCTTGTCTACAACAACCAGAGCGTGAAAACGGCAGTTGGAACAGGACTCTCGAGCCGTGTCAAGCTGAACGGACTGCGGCGCAAGATTGCAACCTGCTCCACCTGCGTCCTTACACTCACAGGAACGACAGGTACGACGATCCCAGCCGGAATTGTCGAGGATACGCAGGGAAGGAAGTGGCGTTTGCCGGAGAACATCAAGTTTGAGAGTGAAACCGTCGAAATCACGGCGACCTGTCAGGACATCGGCGCGGTCGAAGCTCCTGTCGGAACGATTGCGAAGATCAGTAACCCACAGTACGGCTGGATCTCGGTCACAAACAAAGTCCCCGCCGTCAAAGGGCGTCCAATTGAGACCGATGAGGAGCTGCGTCGCCGTCAGGCAATCTCCACCGCGCTCCCGAGCCAAAACATGGTAAACAGCACCATCGCAGGCATTGCGAGCATCGCAGGGGTTACGCGGTACAAGGTGTACGAGAATGACACGAACAAGACCGATGAGAACGGAATCCCAAGCCATAGCATCGCAGCCGTGGTCGAGGGCGGGCTTGACGGAGCGATTGCAGAGCAGATATACCTGCGCAAAGGACCGGGCTGCGGCACGCATGGGACGACCGTGACCATCTATACCAATTCCGACGGGCTAAAAAACGAAATCCGCTTCTTTCGCCCGATCTATCAGGACATCGCCGTCAAGATTACGGTCAAGAAGTACGCGACCTACACGACAGCGGTCGAACAGAACATCAAGCGCAACATTGCGGCGTACATCGAACGCCTCGGCATCGGAGTGAACGTCACAACAACAGGTATTCTGACGGCGATTGCAGCCGCTGTTGACAATGACCTCCGTCCTCCGTTCTCTCTGCAAGGCGTGCAGCTCGGACGTGTGGGAGGTGCGCTCGGCGTGGCCGATGTCATCATCCCGTACAATGCCATCGCAAAGAGCGCAGCAGTTACGGTGGAGGTGATCTGATGGCACTAATCGACGCATACCTTGACCTCATTACCTCCCAGCACCGTGTGCGTGAAAAGTTCATGCAGACGGTCACGGTTTTGCTTGCCCCATCAGATGATATTTTTGCGCTGGCGATTGAGCTGGATGATGAATTTGATATTGATTACGCGACGGGCGTACAAGAAGACATTCTCGGAGAGTTCGTCGGCGCACAGCGCACTCTTCCGTATCAGCCGGATAAGGGACTCTCACCCGTGCTTGACAACGCGGCATATCGCAACCTCCTGCGGGCGCAGATTGCAAAGAATTTGTGGAAGGGCGGCATCTATGATATCAAGGAGCTCTGGAACACGCTCTTTGGAAAAGGCATCATCATACAGGACAATCAGGACATGAGCATCGACGTGCTCGCCATTGGGATTATCGACCAGATCACCAAGGAGATGGTGCGACAAGGGTTGATCGTTCCGAAGCCGCAGGGTGTTCGTGTGAATTACTATTTTTCTGATCGTGCTGTGTTCGGCTACGATCTCGAGACGGACACCATCAAGGGATACGACCACGCTGACTGGATGAATGCACTGCCCGATGTGTCTTTTGCCTATGATGTTGATGGTACAGAGAGCGGTATGAATGGATACGATGACGGTTGCTGGACATAAGGAGAAGAACAACAATGGCAAAGACAAATTTTCAGATTTTCAACGAGGAGAACACACCTGAGCGGACATATAACGATTCGGAGTACAAAGAGGCAACACAGCGTGTCGGCGGTGTTATGCCCGGTATGGCACTCTCCCGTATGCACAACAAGATGTACTACCAGTGGTCGGCAATGTGCAAGGCAATCGCAAATCTGATTGTTAATCACGGACATGATTGCATGGATAGCGATGTGGAGGGGATCACGAATCATCTCGAGGAGGCAATCGCGAGCGCGGCAACGGGGATCCTTGACGAGCACCGCACAAAGACCCCGATGGACCACCCGCCAAAGAGCGTCACAGGTGACCACATTGCCGACGGTGTAATCGAAAAGAAGCACCTCACGGCAGCTATGATGTCAGTGATCAGCGACGCCGGAATCGCCATCCTCGGGCGCAGCAAGACTTATCAGGTCGGCGACATTGCGTATCACAAAGACCTGCCATCGTGGGCGCGTCTTGAGTGCGTCAAGGCGGGGACGACGGGCGCAGAGCTGCCGGATAAAATTAAACAGGTGC